CGGCGCTCAGCGAAGACGGGGAGCCGGTTGAAGAGCTGGTCTTCGACGGCCTGTGTAACTACTCCGAGAAATCCCGGCAAATCCTGGACGCAGAGCGCCGGCTNNTGCAGCTGAACGCCAANGCCATCATCGANGGCGACATTGCCCCTGGACGAGACATTGAGGGCTATGTCCTGGTAGAAGGCGGCACAAAGCGGACTATCTACCGGGCGGCCAGGCCCCGGAACCCGGACGGTAGCGTATTCTCTACCGAGTTGGAGTTGATCTAATGGCGGTAAGGATAAACTTCGAGCAGGCGAAGCTTAACAAATTGACCCAGGCCATGGTGCAAGCCCTGGAGATGACGGCGGAAGCTATCCGCTCTGATATTATAGCCAGCCAGGTAGTTCCGAAAGAAAAAGGCACCCTTGAACGCGGTGGTGAGGTTACGGTTGGCAGCAAGAAAGTCGGGACCCTGAGAGTGGAAACCGTAAAGAGCGGATATGTGGACAAAAGCAAGCTAGACCAGGGAAAGGCTGCGATAGTGTTTAACACTCCCTACGCCAGGCGCCTTTACTGGCATCCGGAGTACAACTTCCGGACCGACAAAAACCCGAACGCCCAGGGCAAGTGGATGCACATGTATCTAAAAGGCGGCGACAAAGAAAATTTCGCCAAGGAAGCCTTTAAGAAGTTCTTCCGGCAGCTGGCGGGGAGGCTGATTAAAAAATGATGACCCTGGCCGAAGTGCGGGACTGGTTAAAAACACAGATTGATTGCCCTGCCTGGTATATCGGCAAGATCGACGGCAGCAAGGAGCAGTGCATCGGCCTCTACAACACCACCGGGCCAGCTACCAGAATCGCGATAGGCGGACTGGAGAACACCAGCACCGCCATAAAGGCCATCTCAATCCTGGTCCACTGGGGCAAGAATGCCAACCTGGCGGAACAGAAGGCGCAGGAAGTTTACAGCGCACTCCTTGGGAAGACCGGCGCCATCATTGGCGGCCGGCGCGTTGTGATGTTTCAGATGCCGCAGCCGGAACCCGTAAGCGTGGGTACCGATGATGCAGGCATTTATGAATACGCGATCGAGGCTTATATCATTTATGAAAGGTAGGCTGATGTAGATGACTACTCTTGGCGTTTATCCCGTTTTTGACCTCAAATTTAAAATTGGAACCTTGGGCCGGGAAAGCACCGAACAAGATATGGTGATCATCAAGGACATGGAGACGTTCTCTCCCAGCGTTGACGGTAATGTCGAGGAGTGGACCCCGATGGATACCGAGGGCTGGGTGCGCCGCTTGATGACGGGCAAAGGCTTTACCATTACTCTGAACGGCAAACGTCACGTCGGGGATCCGGGCAATGATTACATTGCCGGCCTGGCCTGGAAGAGCGGGCTGGAGTGCAGCAGCAAAGCCGAAATTGAGTTCCCGAACGGGGATAAACTTACTTTTGACTGTATCGTTAACGTGACTACTCCCTTCGGCGGGGACAGCACGAATGTCTCCGGTCTGGAGTTTGAGCTGCAAAGCGACGGTAAACCTGAATATGTGCCGGCGGTGCCGTAAGATGAAGGTAAAAGCGCTTAGAAAATTCAGGGACTTAAAAGCAGGAGTAATGCGGGAAAAGGGCGCCGTGTTTGAGGTGACGGAAAAGCGGTTTCGTGAGATAAATTCCACCATTCACGGCGCCCTGGTGGAACCGGTAGAAGAATCGAAAGAAGAACTCAAACTGGAAGCAAAAGAGGAGGAACAGCTCGATGGGTAAAGTGATTGATATTTCCGCGAAGCTCACCAACGAGCGGCCAAAGCTGAAGATTGCGGAAGACAAGATTTATGAGATCGATGACCGGAAAAATACGATATTAAAATTGAACCAGAAGATGAAAAATGCCAACATGGATGATATCAGCTTCATTGATGAGGTCATTGAAATGACTTTGGGCAAGGAAGCGGCCAAGGAAATCAATGAGATGGACCTCTCGATGTCTGCATATCAAAACATCATGATCGCCATTATGGCTGCCGTAATGGGTGAAGATTACGAGACCGCGGAGGCCCGATTTCGCAAAGAGAACGAATCCCTGTAACGAATGGTATGATCTTTACGAAGACTGGGACCTGATTGAAGCTTCCTTTGCAGCTCAATACGGGATTCGCCTCCGGAACGAACCTGACATGAGCTGGAGCGAGTTTTCTACGCTTCTTTCTGGGCTTATGCCGGATACGCCCCTGGGGCAGATCGTTTCGATACGCTCTGAAGATGACAAGGAAATGCTCAAACACTTCACGCCGGAGCACCGGATCCGGAATGAATGGCGCAGCCGGCAGGCCCGGGTGCTCATAAACGACCCGGAAACTGCAGCGAAGATGGTTAAAATGTTCCAAAATGCGTGTAAAGCTGCGTTTGGGAAAAAGCAGGACAACCCGCCACAAAGGTAGAAATAATCAAAAAAATTTAAAGGTGGGTTAAGCGATGACATGCCCTAAGTGCGGCAGCAATGATATTGCCATAAGCACATATCAAGAGTCCCGGGGTGCAGGCTGTTTAACCGTTATTTTTTACATTCTCCTGGCAATAACCATTCTGGGATTGCTGATCGTAATCCCACTTATGCTTAGAAACAAAAACAAAACAGTGACCGCTTGTATCTGTAAAAACTGCGGCCATAAGTGGAGAATTTGACGGCTTAGCGCAGCAAGGGATTCGTGTTGGAGCGCTCTACACAGGGCGCTTTTTTGTTGCCCTGAAAGGCGGTGAGAAGATGGCAGATAGCGTTGGCAAGATCCAATTAGATATAGAAATAAGTCCGAACTCCATAGCCAGGGCGATGGACTCATTAAATAGGACTTTTAGCAGCGGGATGAAGAGCACCTTTAAACGCATGAACAACTTCGTCAAAAACTCCATGGCCAGGATGGCCGGCAGCATTAGATCCATGGTGCCGGGCGAAGCAAAAGAGATGCCGGCCGAGCTTGCAGAGCAAATTGAGTCTCTAACCGCGCAGATGGATAATGCCAGCAACATGGCGGAGATGTATCGTCAGCGGCTAAAGGAGTTGGCCCGCGATTATGAGATGCTCGACGCCGCAAGCAAGAAGGGCGTATTTGGTGAGCAGTTGAGGGAAGACATGCTNAAGACCGAAGAGCGGATGTTGCGGTACGGGGCTCGTTCCGACAAGCTGCGGCTAGAGATAGAAAAGCTTGAAGCCGCCACCGCCCAAGCCGGCCAGGCCACCGAGAAAACCGGTCGGCAAATAGATGCCGCCAGTAAGCAGGCTGGCAAGGCCGAAAAGAGGTTCGGCGGCTTTGCTACTACTATCCAGCGCGCTTTTACCAGGGTGCTGCGCCAGGTGTTTATTTTTACGGTTCTCTATAAAGTAATCCGGGGGCTGATGGATTACATTGGCTCTGCGCTGAAAACCAACGAAGAGTTTTCCAACTCCCTGGCCCAGGTAAAATCCAATTTGCAGGTTGCCTTTATGCCAATTTATCAGGCTATACTCCCGGCGCTGCAGACGCTCATGCGCTGGCTGGCTACGGCCACCACCTATATCGCAGCCTTTATCTCCGCCCTTTTCGGCAAGAGCTATAAGCAGAGCTTTGCAGCNGCNCAGGGNCTNAATGCCGCGAAGAAAAGCATGGAGGGCTACGGTAAGGCGGCTAAAAAGACCCTGGGAGCCCTGGCAGGGTTTGATGAGCTCCATGTGCTGGGTGGTCCCGAAACCGATGCCGGCACAGGGGCAGGCGCTGGTGCTGCCGGCCCTGACCTGGTTGCCCCCCCAGTGGATACAACCGCATTTGAGGCGAGCGTTGCTGGGTTTAGGGAGCGGGTATTAAATCTTTTCCAATCCCTCAAGGCGTGGTGGAAAAAAGAAGGGGCCGCTATGTTCGCTCCTCACCGCGAAGCCCTGCAAACCCTTTGGGAGAAAACCTTAATCCCAATCAAAGATTTCGTTTTATACGATTATTATGCCCCCATAATAAGGGCGGCATCAGATTCTCTAGTACCTATCTTTGCGGATGTTATTCCTTGGGCTATAGCGGAGACGGGCAAGCGCTGGCTCTGGCTGGCCGACGTGGTCAATCAAATTTGGGGGGTAATCATCCAGCCCGTTTATACCCTGATCCGCAATATAGTGATTGATACCCTGACCGCAATCAGTGGGTTATGGTATGAGCACGGGCAGGAATTATTGGACGGTTTATCCGAGTTCTTCCAGAACGTAAGGGATCTATGGGATAAGTTGTGGACCGAGATTTTAGAGCCTATCATTATACCGTTCTGGGAGATGCTCCAGGACCTGTGGGATGAGCATCTCAAAGACCTGGTCAAGCAGGTTGGCGATTTTGTTATGAAGCTGATCAAGGGGGCGCTGGATCTCTATAACGGATTCATCGCCCCGATTGTGAAGTGGCTAATTGATTTTATGGCCCCTAAGGTAAAGTTTGCCTTTGAATTCGTCAGAGACGTGATTAAAACTGTTGTTGGCACGATTTCCGATATTCTGAAAGGCGTCATTAAGATCCTGGGCGGCGTCATCGACTTTATTGTCGGTGTCTTTACCAGAGACTGGAAGCGAGCTTGGGACGGGATTAAAAATATTGTTACCGGCATCTGGGACATCATTGTGGGAGCCATAAAGGGCGCCATAAATCTAATCATAAATGGCATTAATGCGCTGATCCGCGGTATGAACAAGATAAAGTTCGACGTGCCCAGCTGGGTGCCCCTGCTCGGCGGTAAAAAATTCGGGTTCAACATCCCGCTTATTCCCAAGCTCGCCAGTGGCGGTATCATCGACCAGCCCACTTTGGCCATGATCGGCGAGCGGGGGAAGAAAGAAGCGGTATTGCCCCTGGAGCAGAACACGGGTTGGATGGACACNCTGGCGGCGAAGATAGCAGCTGTTATATCCGGTCAAGCCGGCGAAGAAGGCCCCTGGATTATTCAGGTCAACGTTGGCAGCAGCAAGGTCCTGGAGGAAATAATCGAAGCCGCCAGGCGTAAAAACGCCAAAGCCGGCCGGACTGTCGTGCAGGTGGGGGTGTA